TTCGGTTCGGCGGCTTCGGTTTGATCCGATTCTTCCGGTTCCTCAGTAGACTGTGTCTCCTCCGGTTCTTCAGACTCTTCAGCTAGATCAGAAGGTTCTGTTTCCTCTTCGGGTGATTCGGGTTGCTCCTCCTCAGACTGAGCTTTGAGCAAGTTGCTCGCATACTCGGCCATTGTAAGATTCCCCTCGTCGGGCGTTACACTACTCTCAGCTTCTTTTTCAGAGGTAGCGACTTCGGCTTCGATTGATTCGACTGTCATGTTTACTAGCGCTTTTTTCGCTGTTACAAATTGTAAGGCAGATTACCTTACAGGACAATTCAAAACAAAAAACCCCCTGCAAGTTGGCGGGACTCGCAGGGGGTATGCATACACATCCCCATATGTTCGCACTGAAAGGTTACAGTCGGTAAAAGGTATCAAGTTCCTCGTCTATTGCTTCGAGTTTACCGCACAACATGTAGTGGCGATTTGTACACTCGACTACCTCTTTTACCTGGAGTTGACGGATTACATCCTCACGCATTGACTCGCGCATCTCGATGTACTTTAAAAAGTTTGGTTCACCCTTTAAGAAGGTTAATGCTTGGATCGCTTCTTCCGGGTCAATTTCGTGGTAGGTCTTTTTTTTGCGGGGCATATTGTTTTCTCCTTGGTTTACCACTTTACCTTGTTAGCCCAGTAGGCAGCCGAGGTTTTTCCTTTAGCGATATTCTTAGAATGTCTGGCTTTGAATGATGCTCTTTTTTTCTTCATTGTCTGTCCTTCACCCGCTTTGGGTTTACCCGCAGTGGATGCACCCTGTTGGCCAAATCGAATCATACGGTCCTTGCCGTTGTCCTTGATCAGAACGACATGGGATTTCTTGGGATGCTTTGGGGTACGCTTTGGTTTGTTGTACCCGCTGAACCTTTCGCCACGGTATTCAACACTCACCGTCTCTTCAGTATCTTTTTCTTTTTCACTGGCATCTTCTTCCGTGCCATTGCTTTTGCTTTATTTGAGGGTCTTCCGACCTTGCTTCCGTATGTACCTTTTCCGTAGGGCATGATGTTTCCTATGCTGCGCTTGGGGTCTCCCCAAACTGTGTGGGTGCGGCTCCCAGTCTGCCAATCTGAGCATTCTGTTTCTGAGTCACCTGCATCTGTCTTTGTTGCAGGTAATTCTGAATACGCTCTTGCAAGGCAGGATCTTGTTGAACCTTTTGCGTGACGTCGGGTTGTTGTAACCACTGTTGAAATACTTGGAGTTTCATTTCATGAGCGTCATTCGGACGGACGTTGGGCGGAACTCCCGCATAGATCTCAGCAATAGTTTGACGCTCTTCCTCAACTGCCTTTTGTGATGCAGTCTCTTTGGGAATCATTATGCTCTCCGCAGCACCAGGCATGATCTGTCCAACTGCGATTTGTAGCAACCTCTCGGTATCAAGCGTGCCGTTCTTGTCCAACATCCCACCTAGCTCGGCAATCGCTTTGACACGATCAAGCATTTGGGCGGGATCTTGTGAGGCCGCATCGAATTGAAGTGAAAAGTCAAAGCGTTCACCGGGGTTGCCCTTACTGAACTTCTGCAAGTCCTGCATTCCCGTAACCCGAAAGAATTCCTCATCGGGTCCGTACTGTTGATAGAGGCTGAAGATTTGATCAAGGACTTGGCGAAGGTGGCTGAATACCTTGTCGATGATATGCTGTTGCTTCATCTGTGCCTCAACCGGATCAACGCCTGGACCATTCCTTCCGAAGTATCGATTTACCTGTTCTTGGATATATCTGCGGAGTTCTACGTTTACCGTTGAACCACGTGGAGTATCCGCAAAACGAACCTCACCAGGAGTACGATAAGGTAATCTTACACCCGGTCCAAACCGACTTGGGGATCTTCCAAGTGGATGCTCGATTGGTGGAAGCGTAGTCAAAGACTGAGCGTCTATTGCTGAGTCTACTTCTACCTTTAATGCCTGTTGATCGGGTTCTGCAATGGTCGGTATTGAACGGGACGAATAAAGTCGCTTGGAGGTACGCTCCCATGTGGTAACCGTGAACGGGTACTTGCCATGAGCATAGTCCATTAATTGGTGCTTTGCATATGTCTCAGTCACACTGGCATGAAAGATCGTGCAGTAGATGCCCGGAATGTTGTCCTCATCCAAAAGTCTTTGGTAGCAATAAACGATTTTTACATACTGATCATCGGAGTGGACGAATTCGTCTTGCTCGCGAATATTGTAAAGGTTGTCCTCGGCCTCGGCATTGTTCGCGAGGTCAACTACCTGCTCGACAAAGTTCTTGTCCCATCCCTCAGTGTTGATCTTTGCCCGAATCTGTTCGGGTGTCATGTTCACGACATGGAAGACGTAGGGAGCCTCTTGCGGATCAATGGTATAGTTCGGCCAAAACACATCCTCGTCAGGGGCAAGGGCTTTGATCTTGGGGCGGCTAATCACTTCACGTGTAACCGGAACGGTAGTCTCACCGTCTTTGCGTAGTTCTCGGAGCATCGCCCTACCCTTGGTCTTCGATACTCCGAATTGTTCCTTGAGGGTTTCACTCAACTCATCGTCCATCGATCCGTCTTGGATGACTTCCGCAATGGCTGGCAAAACTTGGGCTATTTCCTCAAGCTTTATGGTATTCTGCTGTTTCAGTTCTTGCTGATCGTAGTAGGCGTAAGTAACGGTCATCCCCTTCTCAAAGAGATGATTCATGGCAAGTTCCATCTCAGAGTAGAACTCTGTCATCTTCGTGTTGATGAGCCAACGAAGGAAGTTGCTAATTACGGCTGAACGCTCAACGTCGTTCGATTCGGTTGGGGTAGCCACAATGTGCGCACGTCGGATCGCATTCATCACCATCGAAACCTTGCATCCGATTATCTCGTCCGCCATGCGGATTTCGCTATCACTAGCGCCCTCCCAAGGAAATACCTCACCCGTTGAACTTAGTGAAGCGTGCTTCTTGAAGTCATCGCTCTTTCCCGCCCATTGGCAATTGCGAACATCGTAGTCGCGTTGCTTGCGGTCTAACCACTCGCCTAAGTCGGATTGGGTTTCCTTGTAGGTCTGAGCCAAGTAAGCAATATCGGGCTTCTTGGATACATAGAGAAGTTCGGGATCTGCTGCTGACAACATTGCGTTACAGATTGTAAGGCAATACGCCTTACAGGTCAACGCAATCGTAGTGTAATGTAGTTAGTACCCTCCGCCACCCGTTGCTTGGAGGCTTGATTCGCTTATGTGATCGGCCCCGCTCACCATTAAGTAACGGAGACAGTCAATCTGATCTTTCCAATGTTCGGATCTGCTCTGCCCTGAGTATTCCATCATTGAACTAACCGTATTGTCACACCTGTCGCTGACGAATAGCTTCGGGGTATTATCAACCGTCATGGGTTCGGTATCATCCCAACTGAGTGCATCGTTGATTTTTGCAATCCCTGCCTCGATGTCCACGCCAGGTGCGGCACGGAATACAAACCCAAGGTTGCTCATGGTATTAATAATATTCGACTCACCCTCTTTGGTTCTAACCGTGGCCGCACCCATGCGGGGGTCAACAATTCGTTCAAATATGTCCTCCCCGTCCTCCAAGTCCTCAAAGTGATTCTTGTAATCAATGTAACCCCAACCGAGTGGACGCTGACCGGGACCAGGTTTGCCTACGCTCTTCCCTGCTCCGTTCACATGGGGTAATGCCCAAGCACCCATCGTGCTGTCGGGGAACTCGCGGTAGATGAATATTCTACCGTCCCGCATGACACCCGCCCATAGTGCAACCCAAGGTTTGCTACCACCCGGATCGCAAATGAAGTAACGGGTAACATCAATGGACGGATCTTTGATGAACGGGATTTGTTCATGCTCAATCACATTGGACTCGCGGTTAAATTTTGGGAAGCGGCCTTGGAAGCTTTTCGATGGGATTCCATATAATCGGGCAAGCTTTACTTCTTGGGATTGCCGGGCATATGTCCGTACCAATTCTTGTCCGTCAATGAATGGATTATCTTGGGTCCATAGAAAGTGTATCCGGCAGTCAGGCCAATTTGCAGAGATTTGTTCAACGGGTAATTCTCTTTGCAAGAGTTCGCTGTACCTCGTCCTTACGGTTTCCGCACCCTTGAGCAAACTATCAACCAGTGGAGTGAAACCTTGAAGGGTTGTGAACGACAAAATCAAGCGACCATGATAGTCAACCGTTCGACCCAACAGGGTTTCGTAAATATTATTGGGAACCTCTTCCTCAAGGTGGATGCAATGAGCGGACCATCCCTCGAAGATTTGCGGGTCTGCCATGTACTGGCGATAATTATTGAAGTATATCGTTGAGCCACGCTCTGCTGTTGGGTCGGTAGGTGGAAGGATTGCCTTTGCAGAATTGAATCCGTTCTTCTGATTATATTGAAGACTATGATTCGGTCCCTTCTTTTTCGATCTCTTGTATCGAGCAGGAAGTGCAGCCCATACCATTTTCTGCGAGTCTTGAATTGATCGCTCTTCTGTCACATGCATCGAGCGAATCTCCGCTTCGGGAATCGTCTGAGCAAGATGCACAAGCATACGAGTGGAAAAAATGCTTTTGCT